CCAAATTGAGATAAAAGTTCATTAAATTTTGTTGATTCTGTCTTATATTCTTCTAACGCCTTACATGTCCATGTTGATTTTTCATTTGTGTCTTTATTAATTTTAACACCGTTTCTAAACCAATAAAATATTTCATCAGTATCTAAATCTTTTGTCATGTAGGCGATTCTTTCAGGTTCATTTTCATCCTGAAAAATACCCATCTTTTTGTGATTTGATGGAAGACAACCTCCATTTATAACTTTACCCCAAAATTCTGTTGTTTCCGACCTTGATTGTTGTTCTTTTAAAACTTTTTTTGATTTTATAGATTCTTTAAATGGTACCCATTTTACATCAGAATAACTAAAAGGTTTTTTTGTTTGTTGACCTGATTGTTGAGGTGTAACAGTCGTATTAGTCCCTGTAGGATTTGTAGCAGATTGTTTTCTATTACAAATAACATCAACGTCTGAATCAGTAAATCCATCTTTAAATTGAGGAAATTTTTCTTCTATGGCTTTTTGTGTTTTATTCCACCATTGACCGGTTGTTGGAGTAACTCCTAAACAACTTTGAACTTCTTTTATTTTATCAGATTTACATCCTTTTTTATAATCCCCTGAACAATCTGTAAATTGTACTTGTTTAGGTTGGTCAACCCAACCAGAATCCTTCGTCCATTGTTTTTTGTCTTCATTAGATTTAATTAATAAATTACCATCTTCACAAGACCAAGTACCTGTATAATCAGGTTTGTCAGTTGTATTACCCGAAACCCAATAATCCCACATTTTATCATTTTTAAAATACGCTTCATCACCTTTACTAAGGATAAGTTTAACCCAATTTGAATCTTTGGCCTTTTCTATAGTATCATTATATTGTAAAATACAGTTTTTAACAGGTTCTACCCAACTAGGGAAGTCATTTCTAGTTCTTTCTCGAGAATCCCTCGTAGATTGTTCTAATACTTCTTGTTTTCTCACGTTTTTTTTATTCTCAAAAATAATTTTCATGTATTAATATTAATAACTTATTTTAATTTATCCTTAAAAGTTGTACCAGTATATTCATATTTATATACTTTGTTGTCAGCGTCTTCATATGTGTAGATATTATTACCTATTGATTTTACATATGGTAAATCCGAATTACTTAAATTTAATTTTTTTACTTCTTTCATCCATTTAATTAAACCATCAATAGTATTATCATACTTGACTTTATTTACAATTGATTTTTTACTAATTTTTTCTTTCGCGTTTGACCACAGTTGCAAATACTCATTATACTTATTTTGTAGTTTCTCTATAAAACTTTCATACGGAACACCTATCAACGAATTATTAAGTAGTTCCAAAACTTCGGGTAACACTATCCAAGCGGGAGTCGTCCATTTAATACTTGGGAATTCAAAAGCATTAATCATCCTGATAATTAACGCCTGTATTGGACCTTTATATTCCGCTCCAGGAGTAACTGAATCCTTGGCTAAAGTAATTAAAAAATTATATGCCATAACAAAACCCGTTAATTTTAAATATCTTTTAAACCATTCCCCACCTAATTTTCCTACTACCCCGGTATAACCTAATCTTTTAACTACATCTTTTAATTCACTAGGTAACACATTTGTACCTAGAGTAGTCCACATAGCAAATCTTTTTATTTCGTCTTTTGTTAACATGTTAAGTTTAGTTTTGGTTAAAGGAGTTACCGCTTTTACAACTTTTAAAATTGAACTTGGAGTGTCCCAACCTTCCTTAAAACCTTTAAGAATATTTTCCTTTGATTTTGGGGTTATAAGTGGTTTTGATTCTGAAATTTTTTCAAGTTTAGATATTCTAGAATTTAGAGCCGCTTTTTCGGCGGAAAGTGTTGTTGACTCAACCTCTTTTTTAAGTTCATTAATTATTTTTTTACCATTTTCACTAGATATAAATTTAGATAAATCTTTAATTTCAGATTCTGTTAAATTTTTCATACCTTGTTTGAAAAACTTTTCAAATAATTTTTTTTCAGAATCGTTCATAAGACCCTTAATTACATCTTTTTCAACTATTCTTAAAAATAATTTCTCTATAACTTGACCTCCAGCTTCATTTAAATTTAATTTATCATTTTGATTAATTAAAAAACTAATCCTATCTATTTCAAGTAATAATCCTTGTTTCATATTTTTACTATTTTAGCATTTTTATTTGGATTTTTAAATCCAAATTGATTTCCATCTATCTCAATATATTTTGAACTTTCTTTATTTAAACAATTTTCATTAGGAAAAACAAATTTTTGAGTATTTTTTAAATTTAAATTAGGATTATCTTCAATAATTGTATTGATTATAAACTCTTTTCTTTCTTTGTCGGGTCTATTTAATATCCATGGAAAAACACATTCAATTGAACCTGCAACTATTATTCCTCCCGCAATTGCACTTGGTACTTGGTTTATAACCGATTTACCAACTTTTTTAGGTTCTTGTTGTAATAATTCTAAAGCCTTATTAAATTCTAATTTTTTTGAGTTTACCCAATTTTTTATTTTATTATTAGGTATTAATTCTATCTTACCTAATAGATTTTTTAAAGTTTCAATTCCGTTTGTTATCCAAGTTTTAAAAGACCCTTTAGGTCCGAACAAACTTTTTATCATTTCCCAAGCGCCTTTTGCGGTTTTACCTAATAATTTTAATAAACCTCCCGTCAAAATAAAAGCAATATCTTCGACAGAATTTTTAAACCCAACATTAGTACTAAAATGATATATAAACCAATTTTCTTCTGAATCAAATGGTTTGTCTTCCCATTTATTAATCATTATTGATAAATCATTTATTAATATTGCAATATCCAAAGCCGCTATTGCGATAGGAGCACCTATTTCCGCACCAAGTATTGAAATTACTACTTGAGCAACCATCCCTCCTGTTGTAAATAAAAGTTCTCTTATTTTTAACAAAGCGTCTGAAACATCTTTAGCGGTTATTGGGATTTCGTCTGATTCTCCAAAACCTCCACCTCTACGTCTACCTTTATAGTTTGGGTCAGCATATTGTGATACCCCACCTGATGAGGGAGTTGAAACTGAAGTTAAAGGTTGTTCAAAAATAAAATTATAATTTTCGTTCAAAGTCTTTGAACTATCATAGTTCATAAATAATAATATTTTATTTAGTTCTTTGTTACTTTGAATATTTTTTTTATATATCATATTTTAATAAATATCTAAGTCTACAATAAAGTATTAGCCTTTCCTCTTGTTAAACCTGTTGTCCAAGTTTTAACTTCGGGATTATAAGTAGGTCCGAATTTTCTACCACTTGACCATTTTGTAACGGTAGGATATTCGGGTTTATCACCACCTCCACCAGATGACGCTCCGCCACCTTCAGCTCCACCTTGTTCTCCAATTTCATTTTTATTTTCTGAAATTGTGTATTCTTTCATTAATGAAATTATGTAATCAATATCTTTTTTCATTAAAAAAGTTCTGCGGTTGGTAGTTTATCAGGATAAATTAAATAATATTCATTTAAAAATGATATTATTTCTATTTCATCCACTTCTAATTCATCATCTTCTTCAAATAATTCTTCACTATCAGATTCATATTCTTCACCAAACAAACGATTATAACTTTCAGATGATTTGTTTAGAAAATCATATCCAAATGTCTCGGTTTCTGATATTTCAATTTGACCTGTTCTTATCTCATCATCAGAGTCTGATGATAGTCTGAATGTAACCTCTAATATTTCGGAACTTTCATTTACGTAAAATGAAACTAAATCTTTGATTTGCATTTTATAATTTTTTATTATAACAAGTATCTTGCAATTATAGAAAAGTTTAAAACTTTTTAAATCTTTTAAACATATCTAATGTTTTATTTACACTTTCTTTCAATGGTTCCTTTTTTTCTTCATCAATATCTGAATACATAATAAAATCTTCATCGTCTTTTGATATAAATCCTTCTTCACCTGTACCGTCACACCACTCACATTCTTCACCTGTCATGTCATCATGACCTAAACCACCACAATGAGAACACATTTCAGATTCTTCTTCTTTTCCAAAAGTTCCGTGTTCCAAATCATCACCACCATCACCAATCATATCAAGTTGTTCATCCATTTCTTCAGATTCAATATTAACTTCAGGTTCAAATTTAGCTCCTGACATAACATCTTCATCAAATAAACCAGTCGATTTACCATCGAATCTCATTTCATTGATATTCATGTTTTTGTATTGAGTAACTTCTCCTTTATTATTAATTGTGATTCCACCCTTATCATTTGCAAAATCCTGAACATATAAAGGTTGTGGTACATTTTGACCATATTGGGTTACATAACCATCATATATTTTTTTATGTTGGTCAAGAATATTTTCTTTTTCTTCTTTGGTCATTTTTGTAAAATATGCGTTCATATTGATTTGTTTTAATAATAAATATGTTGATAATGACTATTATTTTCTATATGATTTATATATGACAGTAGATTTAGATAGTTACGCAGAAGGTGCAATTCTTTTGGATGGGTTTGAAGAAGCAATTATAGGTATTGCTCAAGAATTTGGTAATGGAAGAAGAATTGTGTATTCAAGACATAAAATTATTCAAATACTTTGTGAAAAACATCTTATGACAGAAGGTGAGGCTGAAGAATATTTTGACTTTAATGTGTTAGGACTTCACGCAGGTGAACAAAACGCAATTTTTATGGAGTTAGAATTAAAACCTGAGAAAGTAAAAAACGGTTGGAAATATATCTTAGAATAATGCCGTATAAACACTAACTATTTTTGGGGCATATCTTTGTAACCCTCTATTAATATTTTCAAGATTGACCTCTTTATTTTGTTTTTTTAAAGTTTTGATAACACCTGCAATCATTACTTGTTGTGCCTCATCTGCATGGTCTAAAACTTTTTCAAATTCATCTTCAGATGGAATATCTCTATATTCGAATTCATTTTCAATTCTTTCTCTACCCATATAGAGATATGGTCCTGCACCAAACATGTTAACAATCGATGAATCTCTAATCATTTTTAGATAATTGTGTAAAAACTTCATATTGAAATTCATGAATATTTCGTGTTGGTTGAATAGCTCTTGATTGTTTTCTATAATAGTTTTTTTACTAACAACAAAACTTTCTTTATTTAATTTTTTACCACCATCATCTAATTTCCAAGCATCAACATCTGATAACAAACTTAGTTTACTACCGTCTTCCCATTTAACACCGTATTGTTTAACACCAAAAACTTTTTCAACACGAGTAACAACACCTTTTGTACCTGGCATCATGTTAGTGTATTTATCTTCCATGTGAAGTAACACAACTTTGTCTCCAACATTTAATTCAGGATTTATTCTTTTACTACTCATTGAATTTTATAATATATAATAAATATATTGAAGTATTTATATTGTATGAAAATTGCAGTAACTGAACATCAAAAAAAATTTATCATTACAGAATCAATTAGTGAAGAGTTCAACTCTATCATAGAACGTGGGTATAATTTCACAAAAGAAATCTTAGAAAAATCCGCAGAACAAATTGGTATTAACATACAATTTGCCATAACATGGGGAGCGAGTATTGGTGGTATGGTAGGCCCTTTAAATGATTTTATCAAAAATACAGAATCAGAAATGTCTGATATTGAAATCAGTTTATTATTAACAGGAATAATTGCAAGTTACTATGTTGACAATAAAGAGTATGTAAAAAAAATCTTAAATAAAATTAAAGAAAAAGGTTTATCTGATGTTTTTTTAAGAGTATTCAAAAAAAGTCAAGAACTTAAAAACGCATTTTTTGATTTCATAGAATCTTTAAATATAACTCTTCATAAAGTAACAAACATAATGAGTTATACTTTTATTATCCCAATTATACCAATGTTATATGACATGGCAACAAGTTCTAATTTAGATGGTGAACAAATTTCAGAAATCGCTAAACGTTTAGTGTCTTTCGGGGTATTAACAGTTTCAGGTATTTTAGTTAAAGAGTTAATTAATAAAATTATCAAAAGATTTAATTCTTAGATAAATTTAAAGGTTCAATATTATCACTAAATTTTATTTCCCCTATTGTAATTGCTGGACGAGAACCCTCAAAATAGGATAAGACATTTGAAATATAATTTTTAATACTATTTTCAAAATAGTATAAATTTTTTTTGAAATGTTCTTTCCAATTATATTCATCTAATTTTGTTTGGACAAATCCAAAAATTAATTTGCTTATATCGTTATTCAACCCTGTAATCAAAATATCTACCACAATATAGTCAGTCCATTCTCCCACAGAAATCATTTTTTTATAACCCTTTATTTGAAATTTAAAATCAACGTCACCGTTTTTTTCAACGTCATAAAGTAAACCTCCATTGTAATTAAAAGTTTTGTCTGAAATTAGTTTATTAATTCTATCTATATGTTTTTGAGATAACATTATACAAATTTTACTTTAATTTTTAAATCACCAACTCCCTTAATCAATCTATGATAAACACCTTTAGGTATTAAAATTTCATGATTTTCACTTAGTTTTTGTGGTAATTCATTATCTAACTGAACCATCCAATTTGTTTTATGTGTTGGTTTTATCAGTCTATCTTCATTATCGGTGTGCCATTTTAGTTCTGAATCCTCCACAGTCTCCAAAAAAGTTCTTATTTTGATTGTTTCAGAGATTTCATCTTGAACATAAGGTAAATCTCTATCAATACTTCTTTTATTAAAGAGAAAATAATTTCCACTAAGATTAATCCCACATAAATCTAAAGCGGTTTTAAATTCTTCATAAACCGCTTGTGGAAAGGACACAGGATTAAAATCATCATCTTCTATCGAATGTTCCAATTCTTGCGGGTCACTATCAATGTAGAATTTTATCCTTCCAAGATTGTTTTTTGTTATATCATGAACAGTTATTTTAATATCATGGTCAATAGAATATTCATCGATGATATTTCGGTTACCAACTTGTTCAAAGTATTTGTTTAAAAAATTAATTAACGATTGTTTTTTCATTTACCATGTTTTCGAACTTTTTAAACCTAATTTTTTGGCGTATCTACCAACTGAGCAACTCCAATATCCTGCAGTTGTTCTATCCTTTTTTTGGTCGCATTTATGACGAGCCCTGAATGATTTTGCCGCCCCTTTATTAGCATTTCTAACTCTTAAATTAGGGTCGCCAAAAGTTACTTTTTTTATTGTTCCTTTAGGTGTTTTAACGTAAACTGCAAACTTTTTAGGTCCACCAGGTGTTCTAAATGGACTATTTAATTTAACATTCTTACCACGATGTTTGGCTTCACTTATGATTTCCCATAAATCTTCCTCATATATTGGGGCGTCTAACCATACTTCTTCACCATTTTCCAAAAGTACTTTCTTACCTAAGTCTGATTCAACTATCCACTCATCATCATCATTTAATCTGATTAAGTCTTCATCATATAATTCTCTAACTTCATTAATCAAATCAAAATACTTTTCAGAATAAATTCTAAATATGTTTTCATTTAAAGTAATATTATTTTCTAAGTGATATCTTAAGTTTTCTGAAATTCTTACATTCTTAACTAATTCCATTTTGTTTTTATTAATAAATATCATTATTCGGTTTAATTTTATGTTTCCATTTGTTAGTAAGATTAACTAATCCATTATCAATCAATAGTAATAATTCCTTTTTATTAATATTTTTAATATTTGTAACTTTGAATTTATATCCGTTTTCTAAACAAAATTTTTCAGCGTAAAGAAATTTACTTTGATTTAAAAGTGTTTTTTGTAATTTTTTCGGTTTCAATTCAACAATGTATTTGTTTTCAATTATAAAATCGGGGAAATAATTCCTATTAACACCATTGAATTCATATTCTATTTTATACTTTTCTTTTTCACCCGTTTCCCAAACTAAATTAAATCTTTCAATAACATTAATCATATAACTTAACTCAAGTAAACTTCTGAAAAACCAATTTTTATACCACCCACAGATTCCATTACCTGAATTTTTAGGTGAAGGTCTACCAAACATCTTATTTTTTTCCCCAAAATTTAAAAATGATTGTTTTAATTTTAATTCTTCCATTTTTTCATCGGCAATTTTTTTTCCATATTTTTTGAACCAAACATCATATACCGTTTTTCCGTACATCGGATTTTTTTTTCCTTTGGTCAAATCTGAAATTTTTTTTCTAAATTTTTCAGTCTTATATGATGAATAATTTCTATTTTCAATAATTTTACGTTTAGTTTCCTCAGTATGTTTTTTTCCATAAAAAGGATTTAAACTCCCTGTTTTACCCCACATAGGATTATTTTTACCTTTAAACCTTTCTGATAATTTTTCTTTATAACCTTCGGGTCTATTTTTTTTAGTACTACAACTTTTACAATCCCTATTATTATTTTGTGCAGCATTTAAATTATATTTGTTAGAATACTTTATAATCCTTTCACAAGTTGGACATTTCCTTTCTAATTTTGTTTCTACATTCATTTTTTTTATTTATATTTGTTTGATAATTCAGGTAAACCCCTGATTATATATAAATATAATTAATTATGAAAAAATTTGAAAATTCGAAGCCCTTTGACAAGGTTTTATACCTTGTTAGAGGGCTTCCTTGACCAGGAAGTGGTAAATCAACATTTGCCGAGAAATTAGTCGGTGATGACTTCTTGGTATGTGAGGCAGATAAGTATTTTATCGATAAAGAAACGGGTGATTATAACTTCGATGTTACCAAACTGAAGGATGCTCACAAGTATTGTCAGGACTTGGTTGAAACTTACATGAAAGATAGTTTGATAAATGACCAATTCTATAGAGAAATTGCCGTTTCAAATACATTCACCCAAGAATGGGAAATGAAACCTTATTTTGAATTGGCAAAAAATTATGGTTATATGGTTTTTTGTGTTATTGTTGAAAATCGTCATGGTGGTAAAAACCTTCATGGAGTTCCTGATGATAAATTACAAATTATGAAAGAAAGATTTGAGGTAAAATTATGAAAGGATTAATTTCAATACTATTAATAGTTCTTAGAATTGGTGTATTCGTTAAAGTTATATACCTCCTTTATATGACCAAACGATTCCCATTTGATTATCCCATCAATGATTTAATTTGGTGGATTTGTTATTTGTGTTTTGATATTTGGTTACAATTTATGTTACCAAATGAAAACGAAAAAGAAGAATAATTTACTCTTGAATTATTACCAATTATCAAATATTTATTACAAAAAGAGATTATCATGAAAAAAATTGTAATAAACGAAAAAGATATAAAAAAATCAATCAGAAGACATTTATTAGAAAATGAAGGTGGAGAAACTAAGGAAGTTAAACAGAGATGTTTAACTAACAATGTTATTCCATTAGATGAGATTGTTGGAAAAGCAAAAGATTATAAAAGTTACACTTCTGACATGTATGTTAGAGATGGAGGTGTGTCAGGAATGGTTGATGCCTTAGACGTTCTAAAAACTTTACGTTTACATCCAAATATTAAAGATGGTGGTGAAAATATTGCATATAATCTTATGAATCACCTGAACACATTCAGAAATAAAAATTATTTTGATGAAACTAATGGTGGATGTTTAAAAGCCATGGATAAAGTTATTGAACTTTATAAAGAAAATGAACATGGTGAAGAATTAGTTAGGGACATTGAAAAAGTACTTGCACATCAAGACCCAACTCCAAGAACTAAAGAATATCTAAAAAGATGTATGAATTTAATTAAAGAAAAATAATCCTCTTAACTGAGGACTTTTAGGACCGTTATCGTTACGATAACTCAAAAAGGGGAAGTTCGCTACTATCCCCTTTTTTTATGCGAAATTTGTAAAATATAATACTTCAGTGAAAAAAGTAAATATTTATTTAAAAATAAATTAGATAAATGGCAAAACTAAAAACATCTAAAGACACAAAAACCCAAAAAGTAACATTTGGTGTTAAACGAACAGGTAAGTCTAAAAAAAGTTACGGACCTAAAACCGAAAGACCTAAAAAATACAGAGGCCAAGGCCGATAAATCAAAAAAAAAACAAATTAGAAATGAAAAAAACAATTTCTTGGATTAGTGGATTATTCAAAGATGAAAAAGGTAATCCATCTTCAAAAAGATTTGTAGGTATTATGTGTGCACTTTCTTTATGTGTCACTATGTATCACAACCAATTCACAACCGCGGATGTGGCGCCTGCTCAATATTTGGTTGATGCTGTGGCACTTTTAGCTTTTGGATGTTTGGGTCTGTCTTCTGTAGACAAATTCACTCAGACAAAAAAACAAATAAGTGAAGCGACAAAAAATGAAGATTAATTAAAAACCCCTCAAAAGAGGGGTTTTTTATTTTAAACTTCAGGATTTAATGAGTATAATCTTCTAAAATTTCTTAGAAGTTTGTCACCGGATTTTCGAATTCTTGGTTCTAATTTCTTCATCAAACTCAATATTTCTTTTGATGATGTAATTTTTTTATTTGGTTCTAAACCTTCAGACTTAGATATTGATAAATAATCTCTCATAAACCATTTGTATAAATTTACAAGAATATAAATAACTTTATCAGGACTTCTTTCTTCAATTTTTGATACCAACATGTCAAAAAATGAATCCGCATCAAAAGATTCCATTTCTTTTGATATTTTATAATAATTTTCTTGTTGTAATTCCTCGAATGTCATCCTCAATCTTTTACTATACATTTCTTGACTCATTGCATTTATTTCAAAAGGTTCTGAGTAGTACAAATATGTTAAAAATCGATTCCATATTTGGAATATTTCTTTTGGTATATTGTAGTTTTTACCTCCCGAATAAGTTAAACGGGGGTCGATAGATGTCCCCTCAAGACCTCGTTTGTAAAATTCTAAAACATGATTCATTTCATGAAAAATGGTGTCTCTAACATCAAATAATAATTCTTTTTCAAAATTATCGTTATAATTTTCGGTAATATAAACTTGAAAATCTATATTAGATACTAAAGTTTTATTAACTTCTGGATTGTCCAATATGTACTTAGGAATTAATAAACTTGGTCTTTTTAAATAAGAACTTCCGGTTTTTTTCTCCTCGACTTGATATGCCCCCCCTCCTGAACCAAACACCAAATCCTTTTTTTTATTTGATGATTTGTATAATTCAATTTTTAAATTTATAACCTCAATAGGTAATTCTAAAAAATCATCAATATCATTTTGCCAAATAGTTTTTATGTCATCAAGACCAATTACTAAATGTTCAATTTTTTTATCATTCTTTTTTTCCGTGTTTTTTACAAAATCCAAAACAACACCTTGAATTTTTCTAAATATTAAATTTGTATACGCAATTGCAGGTCTAGAAACACCTAAATCTTCATTTAAAATTTTTTTTAATTGGTCTTCTTTGAGAATAATTTTCATATAACAATAAATATAAACTTTTTTGTAAGTAAGTCTTTATTTTATTAAACTTTGTTATATTTATTTCTCAAATATGAATTTCAAACTTAAAAACATAAAGTAAATAAGTCCTCCTTCGGGAGGATTTTTTTTGCCTATAAACTAAAAAAAAACAAAAAAAAATGAAACAAACAAAAATCTACAATGAATTAGTACAAAAATTAAGGTATTTTTTCTTGATGAAAGGATTCATCGAAGTACCAACACAATCAAGACTCTCAATTTTGGCGGCATGTGAAAATCCACATTCTGTTAAAACATTTGAGTATAGTGGTAAAATTTGGCCATTACCACAAACAGGACAAATGTGGTTAGAATATGAATTATTAAAGAATCCTGAATGGTCAGGCGTGTTTTGTGTTTCAACTTCGTACAGGGAAGAAAAAAATCCAATACCAGGTCGTCATGAATTAATTTTCCCTATGTTTGAATTTGAATCCAAAGGAGGTATCAGTGAATTACAAAAATTAGAAAAAGAATTGTTACTTTTCTTAGGTTTTGGAACCCCAAAATACGTAACTTATGAAGGTATGTGTGCGGAATATGAAACTCAAATTTTAGAAAATGAACATGAAACAAAAATGTGGCACGAGATAGGTGATGTAATTTCACTCGAACATTTTCCGTTGAGGACAAATCCATTTTGGAACATGAAACATGGAACTAACAATGTATTTAACAAAATTGACGTTATTCTTTTTGGTCAAGAAACAATTGGAAGTGCCGAAAGAAGTTGTGATGTTGGAAAAATGAGAGAAATGTTTTATACCATTGAGAATGGTAAATACTGTGATAAATTGTTCGAACTTTTTGGAAAAGAAAGAGTTGAAAAAGAGTTAGAAGAATTCTTATCTTTAACTTTTTTTCAAAGATTCGGTGGTGGAATCGGTTTAACTCGATTAGCAAGAGCATATGAAATGAATATGATGGATTTGGAAGTCACAAAATAAATTTGTAACTTTATATCGTGGATAAAAAAAATATATCAGTCCATACGAAATGGGAAGTCGTTTATGAAGACGACTTTACCATTTCTACATGGAAATATAACAGTAAAGTAAGTCGAATTAATCCAGTTGAGGTGTTAATAACATATAAAACTGAACCACCTGAAACTAAAAAAAGAAAGAAAAAAAGTTAATCTTTTTTTTCTGACGCGTATTTAACACCCATTATTGTACCAACAATACTAAAAGCGTTAGTTAGTAAAATACCAAACATATTACTCCAAGTTGAACCGATAATTTGAGTGTCTTTGTTGTAAAAGATTGCGGTCATATATAAAATCGTAGTCACTATACCAACACCAACAATTACAAATAACGCCATTCTTACAATTGTATTAATCAATTGAAACTGAGTTCTTTTTTGTAAAACATCAAGGTCATTTTCGGCGTTTTTCTTAGCATTTTCAGCATCAATTCGAGCAATTTCTGACTTGGCCATTTCCTCTTTAAGTTCCTGACCCATTCGTTCATTATCTTCTTTCCATGCTATGAGTTCCCTGTTCTGAAGTTCAATTTGATTTTTAGATTCCTCAACATTTTTAAGAGTTGTCTGTAATTCGGACATAATTTTTGCATTTTCCAAATTAAGGTCGGATAATTCTTTATTTTGTAATTGAACTTGTTTAGTAATTTCTAAACGTTTTTTTCTATTATCTTTATCTTTCTCAGAACAAGTTTTTAAATATTTTTCAAACTCAACATCACCCTCAGCATCAAATAATTTAACAATATTACCTTCTAAAGCAATGCTTTTAGAATTTAATAATTCAATTAATTCGTTTTTAGTTTCTTTGTTGAGTTTAACCATTACTTATACACTTTAAATGGTGCGGTTCTATTTTTATAACCTTCGTAATCTTTTCTAAACTCTTCTAAACGAGGTTCAATGTCGTCAGATTTTATTATCCAAAATTGAGCTCCCGCTTGTACTGCCTTAGCTTGTTCTTCCGATTCGTTACTCGAAGATATAATACCTATAACTACGTTATTACCATACTCAAAATTAACCTTACGGATAAGTTCAATACCATCAAAGGATGAACCTATAATATTAAGGTCAACGAATACACATTCAGGTTTACCATTTGAGTTTTTTTGCCAATCGGCGAATAATTTAGCGGCCTCATCAGAACTATTTAAACTTTTTAATGACAATGTAATGTCTAATAAGGAACAACTATCCTCAAAAACCAAATGGAATAAATCCTCATCATCAACTAATAAAATTGAATCAATCATTTTTTTCTTTTTTTTATTTTATTTTTATTTTCATTTTAGTTCCAACTTCATTTTTTTCACAGGTAATTATAAACCCGTGTTCTTCTAAAATTGCCACACAAATATTTAAACCTAACCCTGTACCAGATTCTTTTTGCCCTTCTTTTCTTGTATATGGTTTAGATAGATAATTAAAATCTTCTTGGGATATCCCTCTACCATTATCTTGTATTAAAATTGAGCCGTCCTCATAACTTATCTTAACAAACTTTGTTTCAGAGTCGTTATACTTTAAACCATTTCTTATTAGGTTATCAACTGCCGTACAAAATAACGCCTCATTAATTTCGATTGTTGGTAAATTATCTTCTAACACCACTTGACTTATATAAGCGGTTGATGATAAATAATCAATAAGGATGTTTTTTACATTACATTCAGATTTGTTTAATACAACATCTTTCTTTACAAGATTGGTAAACTCGTAAACACCTTTATAAACTTTTTGTGAATGTTTAAGTCCTTCCTTAATCATTTTAAGGGGTGATTCAATCTTTAATGATTCAATATCTTCAGGTTTCAATCTACGTTCTAATGAACTAAGTCCTCTTGGCATATAAGTATTAATACCTGAGTGCATATCATGTCTTAATATTTTGGCAGCGTGTTCTAAGTAAGTATTTTTCTTTTCAATCTCTTTTTTTTGTTCATAAGATTCGGTGATATCCGTAGCTATTTTCATAACACGATAAATCTTACCATCCATACCAACGATAGGATTGTAAGTTGCTTGCAAATGTACTAAAGACCCATCTTTTTTAATTCTAACAATTTCACCAGAAAACAATACACCTTCATTTAATTTTTTCCAAAAAAGAGAATACTCGTCACTTTTTGCATATTCATCGCCTATAAAAATTCTATGGTGTTTTCCAATTACTTCATCTTGTGAATAATAACCCATAGTGTTTAAAAACAAGTCATTGGCAAAAATAATATTTCCTTCTAAATCAAACTCAATAACCGCATTAGATTTATTTATCGCATTCATTCTATTACGGATTTCCACTTCCTTTTTCTTAATCTCCGTTACATCTTGTCTAATTGATGAAAATCCTTCTAACTTACCATTTTTATTAAATTTTGCTTTAATGTATGTATCAACGTAATATAATTCTCCGGATTTTGATTTATTGGTAACAACATCATTCCATATCTCACCTTTCATTACTGTCTGATACATTTCACCCCAATAACCATCAGGTTGTAACCCTGAGTTAACAATATTATGGTCTTTACCCATTACTTCATCCAAAGACCATCCAGATACATCCTCAAATTTTTTATTAACGTATGTAATTTTACCATTTTTATCTGTGACCGAAACAATTGCGGCACTATTTAAAAAATTTTCAGTTTCTTTATTTATCCTCAATAAATCATTCCCTTCTTTAATTGAATATGCAAAACTATAAATAGATGATAATAATTGTGCAAAATCAATCTCAACATCATCCCATTCTCTAAATGTTAATGACTCAATACAAATCACCCCAATAGTTTCTCCACGATAAATAACAGGGACATCTAACATTGATTTTACCCCAAGAGGTTTTAAATAATTTTCGGTAAAACAAGAAGTCGCTTGGTGTGTTTCGGCATCATTGGCAATGATAATTGGGTTTGATAATAACTCTAAAAAATAAGGTTGGAAATCTTTTTTATGTAGTGTTATATTCTGATACCAAGTATTTTCAGATTTAACATATAATTGTTCACATATTATTTCAGATTTATCTTCATTATATAACCATATTGAACATCTATCAGCATCTATAGAATCTGTAACTTTTTTAGTTAGTACTTTAGCTCCTTCTGTAGTATTACCTTCATAAAATAAAGGATTATGTGATTGGAATATTAAAGTTTCATTTAATTTTTTAATATAATTAGAATGTTTTGACATGTCAATAAATATGTTAAAATTTCATTAACTATTTATTTTATTTTAAGATATTTATTGTAAATTAAAACTTTATGATAAACATAGAAAAACTAAAAGGTCACGTACCTGACGCGGTATACAATCAAATCCAGGATACTGCAACAAAATTTAACATTACTAATGATTTGAGATTAGCTCACTTCTTAGCACAATGTTCACATGAATCGGGTAACTTTAAAGCCGTCTCTGAAAACCTAAACTATTCTTCAGACGGATTAAAAAAAATATTTCCGAAATATTTCCCCGGAACACTTTCTGAGTCTTACGCAAGAAACCCTGAAAAAATCGCTGCTAGAGTTTATGGTGGTAGAATGGGAAATGGTGATGAAACTACTAAAGAGGGTTTCAAATTCCGTGGCAGAGGTTACATCCAATTAACCGGAAAAAACAACTATACAAACTTTACAAAATTTATAGGTGAGGACTGTGTATCTAATCCTGATTTAGTCGCAACAAAATATCCATTAGCATCTGCGGCGTTCTTTTTCAATAATAATAATCTTTGGTCTATTTGTGATAAGGGAGCGACTGACGCAGTGGTAACTGAAGTTACAAAAAGAGTTAATGGTGGAAAAATTGGTTTGGTCGATAGAATCAAACATTTTAAACACTTTCATGAATTATTATCTAAATAAAAAAATCCCTCTTAATTGAGGGATTTTTAATTTTAAATAAACTCTAATTCATTTGTCTTAGGATTCCATTCCACAGTTAAAGGTTTATTTTCATATTGATAATTTTCACCTAATACTGCAGCATTTATGAAATGAGTATTACCATCAAAATAATAACCGTATCCACTGTGTATGTGACCGCAAACATGAATTTTGGGTTTAATTTCTTTTATTCTATTAATTAATAATTCACAACCAAGAGGTTTTTGAGTTCCAAGTACTTTATCAACGTAACCCCAAGCAGGACCGTGTGTAACAAGAATATCGGTATCTGTTGGGATTAAATCCCATTTTTCTTTTAGTTCTTGTCCGTTTCGAGGTAGATTAAACGCCCACTGAAAAAATTCAGGTTGCCAAGGACTTCCCCATACTTTGATTTTATCTTCACCTACATTATGTAAATTATCTTGTAGATATACGATATTTTCATATAACTTCAAAAGTTCAGTGGTTTCATTTTGGTTTTTTTGAAAACCCCAATCATGATTTCCCGCGATAAATACTTTGGTATCGTAGTTATCCAACTTATTATACCATTTACAGAATTCGGTAATTTCATGTTTATAACCCATTGAAGATATGTCTCCCGCATGTAATAACAAGTCTCCACCAAATAAATCTTTTGTTATCTGATTATGTTTGTTATGTGTGTCAGATATAAATGTAATTCTCATGATAATATCAAAGATAATGAAATTATCAAAATAAACCAAATTGTTATTACTAACCACGCATATTTGTCTAAAAATTTTTTCATAATTTTATTTTTTTTTAATCCCACCAGTTTCCTATATATTGTTCCATTAATCTAAAAAGTATCCTTTTTGCCTTTTTGTGATTTTCCATTGACATCAAAAATCCAATTCTTGATTTAGATTCGTTAGGATTTTCACTTAAAATTTTCTTGTAAAGTCTAGGATACTTTGAAAAATATTCATCAAATCTCTCACTTAATTCTGTTGTTTTTAACATTTTATGTCCTGGAACATCACAATCAACAAATTCATGTTTAGTTTCGTGATAATCTATATATTCTGTACCATAGTACTCTTCTTTAACTCTCTCCATTAACCTAACACAAGTCATCATTATTTCAGCATCACGTTTAGCACGAGTGTGTCTATCTTGGTCTCCAATATACTTAGCTTGGAAAGTAATCTTCTTCATCATTAACTCCCAAATAAAGTGGTCATCCCAATCTCTATCTTTCCATATAACAGGAAACCAACGAATGAGATTCTTAACCCCATTTACAAAATCTTTGTGGTAATATCTTCCTTCAAATTTCCACCAAAGTCTAATATTTTCTAAAAAACCAACTTTTTCATTTTCCATAATACAAAGATATTAAATTATTTTTAAATAAAAAAGGGGTATTTAAAAAAATAACCCCTTTTTCTATATATAGGCTCTCCTGACGAGAGTGATAGTGAAAATAAATATACTATAAAACAAAAAAATTATTCCTATTGACTATTCAAATTCAATTTTTTTTGAGATACGTGTTTTTTGAAGTTCCAATTTAATGTTAATGTTTTTTCTTCAGACAAATCATCAATCCATTTGTATATAAAGTTACTGAACAACTTTTCAGAAGTTTTAATTTGGTCAAGATTAGTACAAGAATTCAAAACCGATACGACCCACTCGTACTCATGTTGTAATTTAATTATTTCCATTTCTATAAATTTTTATTGTTTCCAAATTTACTAAAATTTTTTGATATAGATTCAAAATCTGATAGTAAACTGTTTAAATCAGGTAACATAGGGTTAGATGATGAAACATTCTCTTTCATGTTTTTCATATTTATTATTAAAGAAAATAATTCTTTTCCGTATTTTTTCCACCATAGTACCGTTAAGGTAGAAATGGTGATTAATACTAAAACTAAAATTGTTAAAATAACGTTTAAATACATGTTTTTTTTTAGAATGTTATGGTTTTTTTTCAATAAAATCAACTACTTTTAATTAAATGAAAAAATGTTTATTTGTCTTACTAAACAAAATCTTTTTAAAAGATTTGGAGGCCTTATATGGTGAAGGTAGTGTAGTTGAAGTAAACTATATTAAATATTGTACCACTAATCAGAAAATATCGGTTGATTGTAAAGTACTAATTACAAACATTGAATTGTTTGAAGAAGTTGGTTTAAGTGGTCTTAATTACTTAATAGAAGAGTCATGGAAATATACAGGTTACCCATCAGATAACCTTGCAATTGTATCGAGTTACGACTTAAAATGATTTTATTTTGCCATTTTGAATCATGTCATGGTAAATAAACTGAGCGATTTCGTTGTGAGATTTTTTTATGTCCTTTTTTTGTATAGTTTCTACTATGTCACAAAACTCATGAAACATCCCTAATCTGTGAATTTCATGAAAAATTTCTTCTAAAATTTCTTCGTTTGTCATTTCTATAAAATTAATGATTTCTTAATATAAGTATTTTACAGTTGTAATAATATTTCAAATATATAAAAAAATATTTGATTATTCGATAAGTTTAATCTATCATTTTAAAAATATTTTAAAAATGGAAAAAATTAAAAATGGAGACAAAGTAACAGTTCATTATACTGGTAAACTTGAAGACGGAACTATCTTTGATTCGTCTCGAAATGAAGGTCGTGAACCATTAACCGAAACTGTTGGAACAGGTCGTTTAATTAAAGGATTTGAAATGGGTCTTATAGATATGACCATTGGTGAATCAAAAACAGTTGAAATTGAATCTGACCAAGCGTATGGTTCAATAAATGAACAATTAATTACTGAGATTCCAAAAAACCAAGTTCCTGAAGGAGTTAAAGCCGGTGAAAATTTACAAGGTATGGGTCCTCAAGGTCCTATCAACGTTAGAGTTGTAGAAATTAAAGACGAAACTGTTGTAATTGACGCTAATCATCCTTTAGCAGGAAAAAAATTATTCTTCGATATCGAAGTAGTATCTGTAAACTAATTACAAATTTAATTCAAAGGTTGGTAAATTGTAAAAAATTTACTACCTTTGTCTTATGGTTCTTCAAGAAAAACTTTCCCTAATACCCAAATCCTCGGGTTGTTATCTTTTCAAAGATGAGAAAAACCAAATAATTTATGTTGGTAAATCTAAATATTTACCCAACAGAGTCATGTCTTATTTCAGGGAAAACCATGATGATGAAAAAGTAAAAGTACTACGTGAAAAAATACGTGACGTTGATTTTGTAACAACTATTAATGAAAGTGAAGCTCTTTTACTTGAAGATGACTTAATTAAGTTATATCGTCCAAAATTCAATATTAAAGGTAAAGATGATAGAAGTCGTAGATGGTACATTGGTTTGACGGGTGGTGATTTTCCAAAATTAGAAGTATTTCCAAAACTTGAAGAAGGTATTGAAGTTTTGGGTGAATTTACAAACAGTAACACTTGTTATGAGGTTTATGAAACTATTCACAATGTGATTAGTCTTAGAACTTGTTCTTACAACTTGAGTAAATCAAATATTGAAACACAAAAATTCAGACCTTGTTTAGACTTTCACATTGGAAAATGTGACGCTCCTTGTTCAGGTGATATTGACAAGTTTGTTTATCATGAAAATGTTAAAATGGTTCGTGAACTATTTGAATTCAAATTTGATAATATCGAATCCAAACTAAAAAAAATACTTAATGAGTATTCTAAAAGATTAGAGTTTGAGAAATGTGAAAAATTCAAACACAAACTCGAATATTTTGTTGACCTAAAAAAACTTTTAGAACCTTTGAGAGTAAAACATGTTATCGAACTTTCTAAAAACTTAAAGACTAAACTTGGTTTAAAAAACACACCGTTAATTGTTGAGGCATTTGACAATTCTCACCACGCTGGTGACTGTCAAGTGTCTTGTTCTGTAAGATATGTTAATGGTTTACCTGAAAAAAATTCATACAGAAAATTCAATATTAAAACTGTAGAAGGTCCTGACGATTACGCATCTTTTGATGAGGTACTCAACAGACGTTTAAAAAGACTTATGAAAGAAAAAGGTGTTCTACCATCCATGATTCTTATTGATGGTGGTAAAGGTCAACTAAACGTTGCAATCAAAGTACTTCAAGAACTTGATTTGTTTGACAAAATTGACTTAATATCAATATCAAAAAATGACAACCACAAGTCAGATACCATACATTTGACTAATGGTCAGTCCATAAAAATGGAACATGAAGAAAGTTTTTTTCAACTTGCAAGAATTCAAGATGAAGTACATAGATTTACTATTAATTTTCACAGAAAAAAACGTAATAAAAAGTTGATTAGTTAATTAATTTTACCAATTATTTATAAAAAAAACATGAAATTTAACTTAGAAAAAACCAAAGAAACCCTTAAAAAAATAATCAAGGGTCTAACAATTTACTCAATAATAATCGCGTCTTGCGTGGCCTCTTTTTTCATAGGTTATTATTATAAAAAAATTAACTCCGAAAAAAATGAAATTAGTATTGAAGTTAAGAAAATAAAGAAATCACAAGTAAGATTGGCAATCGATGAGAATAACAATTTGATGATTATAGATGCCAAATCAGGAGATTATACCGTTTATCAAGATTCAGTTGGTAAAATGATTTTTAAGTTATATGCAAAAACAGTTTGGATTGAAAACACAACACCTAATGAACCCGCAAAATAATGTAACAATAAAAGAACTTTTAATTCTTTTATCAATTTGTATTCTTACAACAATTTTGAGTTGTTCTTATATGAAATATAATAATGAGAAAAGTCAAAATATTGTTGTTTTGAATGATGGAAGTGTTGGATTAATCAATCCTCCAAATAGTTTGGAAATGTATGAATTGTTAGAAGAATATTCTAAAAAATACGAAATCCCAAGATACATCATTTACAACATAGCATATCTTGAAACAAGATATCAAGGACCTTTTCATTGGAACTACCGACCTCATCAAACATCTTTTGCCGGTGCGGTAGGTCCAATGCAAATAATGCCATCTACGGCAAACATGATAAAACAAAAAAAGATTTCGGTTAAAAACTTAAAGAATAATATAGAATTGAATATTGAAATAAGTACTAAATTGTTAAATAAACTTTATAGAAAATATGGTAATTGGAAAATTGTTTGTGGATGTTATAACACAGGTAGACCGATTGTTAATGATTACGCTAAGTTTTGTGTTGAAAATAAAGATTATAGAAAGAATTGGATTAAATTTTAATCATACATGTTCTCTTCCAAATCAGGAAACTTTTTTTCAAAGATTTTGATTAATTTACCTGACTCAGCATTTGCCATATCCTCATTAAATCCACCAATATCAGGACCCATTTCAGTTTTCATGATGGTTCTTTGATACTCGTGAACCCATTCATGAGCAATTGTTCTGAGAATATCTCTATTAATTCTCTTTTTAATTAAAACTTTGATAACATTATCACCACTTCTACTACCAGTTGTCATATGACCGATTCGTTCGTTCAAAAACATGATGGTCACATCTTCTTTCAAAGGATATTGTTTTTGTAAAAATTTAAAGAAGTTTTCATACAAGTTTGGATTATCTTGTATAATCGAACCCTTATCAACTATAGTCAATTTCATTAACTATAAATATGGGGTAGTTTCAATATTGGGAGGTGTTTTAGGTTCTTTTAATTTTTGTAATAAACTAGTCTGACTTCTAACGTGAAATTCTAATTCTTTGATTATTTTTTCTTTTAACTCCTCATCGGTAATCAACTTACCTCCATTACTTTTCAATCCAAAAAACCATTCACCTTCAGTATCAGAATTTATTGAGTAATCTATACTCACGGTTGGTGATTCATTTTCAATTGTTTCACCGTTATGGTGTATCCACGCATCTATACATATTGTTCCACCGTCTCTTAAAGTATCAAATTTCTTGATAATAATCGCCATTTTAGTTATATTTTGGTTTCTTCAAAATACCTTCTTCTATCATAGAATTAGCTTGTCTTCCAAACCATCCTTGAAGATTCCAAGCCATTCCTGTATCAACAAGATGTTGCCAAGCAGCTATGATTCTTTCTTCATTTTCTTCCTCAATGAAACCTTCACAGATTCCAACGGCCTCATAATCAGAAAATACATGTTCTTTTGAAGTTTTATGGGTTATTTCTTCACCCCAAAATTGTTGTCTTTCGTAATCGTTGTTTGACATATTTTTAATTTAAAAAAGTTTCTAAAACATAATATGATAATTTATATCCTGTAAACGCGCCTATAGCTGATGGTACAGGAAACACTATCATTTGTCCCAAATCTGTTACATATTTGGGACGATTCACTATTTTACCCATGTAAGAATAATAAACGAGATATCCTGCCAAAACAGCTAAATCTGTTCTTGTTGCAATAAACACAACTAAAATAGCACCTAAGAATCCAAATATAAAGTTATCTCTAACACCTTCCCAAATCTCTTTTGGAGTTGCGTCTTTATATTCTTTTATAATTTTTTTATATTTTGTAGTTCCCCTTGACATTAAAATTTCCCCCATCCTGAATGCAACATCATCTTCATTTGTGCATCCCCAATTTTTTTCAAATATATGAATATTTTTTTTATTTTTTTAATATTACTTTCTTTAAAGAATCTATTTTTAAATTAAGATGTTCTTTTTCCATATAGAAAACTCTACATTGGTCTCTCAAGTATTCTTTTTCATCTTTTATTGTTACGTACTCGTAATGTAAATTTTCGTATTTCTTTTTCAAAGCCTCATGCTCTTTGTATTTTAAATCGAATAATTCTTTGTACTTAGGTGTACAACTATTAAGTCCTAAGAACAGGATGAGGTAGTAAATCTTTTTCATAATTTTATAAATATCTAAACTTCTATACAAATTAAAATTCCAGCACCTCCATTCGATATTTTATATCCCGAAGTTCGATTATCCATAATCCAACCATAGCCTTTGAATCTGAAAATAATTACTTCTTTTTGTTCAAACCAACCATGGATTGCATTAGTTGCATAATCGATGTGCAAATTTTTTATTAACTGTTGTTTCCATGGAGCTCTGAACTCCTCTATTAATTCATCAGGTAATATTTGTATAAACATATTAATTTTGGCCGATACTATTCAAATAATCTAAATAATTTCTTTGTGTTGTTAAATGAGATAAATTCTCATGAACTAACTTTATGTACTCTTGAGTACTCATTCTTCTTTTTTTATACTGAGATGTCAAAATTTCGATTGACTTTACAGATTCTTGTATTTTGGCCACGTTTACCGACCCTGCTTGTTTACTATTTTCCATAATTTATATTATTTAATTGTTGGGTTTAGTTTGTCTTACCTCTTCTTCATCAATAAGTTGATTAAGTTCTTTTGTGACCCATTCTAAATTTTCTTGTGATGTAGGTATTTTTTTTAATTCTTCCAACAGGTTATTTTTATTTTGTTCAGCATCTTCTCTTGTCCATTTTTTGTTTTCCATAACTTAATTTTTTTAATCTTCATATATTGGCATAAATGTATCTGGATTATATCCTTTGATTTTTCTATGTTTATTATCTTCCAAGTATTTATCTTGTTCAAGTTTTTCTTTATCAAACTTTTCTCTGATTTTTAATAACCCATCTTTTAATTCTTGGGGTATATCCGGATTGTTTAGAAAAAATTCATCAGTTTTTCTAAACTCTTCAGATATTTTTTTAATTTTTTCTATTAGTTCTTCTGGTGTTTGTTTCATAACTTAATTTAATATTTATATCTGTAATTGTCAAATTTTTTATTTTTACTTTTAACTCTCCACCTTATAAAAGTAAAAAGTTAAATGGTTTCCCTAAATTTAATTAGAAAGTGGCATTTTTATGGATGGATGTGATTGATAATTTTCTAAAACAATATCATCCAAAGTATATTCTGAAATATCATTAACATCTCTATCGGATAATTTTACTGTTGGTAACGGATATGGTTCTCTTGTTCTTTTGTTAGAATGTAATATCTCTAAAACTCTATTATCATTGATATTCCACCAATCTTTATCCCCATACAATGAACGAGCGTATTTAACTTTTTCATCGTGATTCATTTCTCTACCAATCTGTTCCTTTGCTTGTTCAATATGATTTGAATATAAATGTACATCACCTCCATTATAAATCAGTTCGTTAGGAACCATATTAACTTGTTTAGCAATCATCATCAATAATAATCCGTATGAGGCCAAATTGAATCCAAGACCAAGTCCAACATCGGTACTTCTCATATTAAACATTAATGAGATTGCCCTGGTTGGAATATTATATTTGATATAATCTTCTTCTGATATTGCAGTCATTTTGCTTTTCTGCGCTGCACATAAATCATATCTCTCATCTTCACTCAGCTCTCTTGTGTAAACTTGAAATCCATAATGACAAGGTGGAAGAATCATTTCCGACAACTGTCCAACGTTCCAGCTATTCACTATTAAACGTCTTGAGTCTGGATTTGTTTTAAGGTCGTTGATTAGGTTTGCGATTTGGTCTACATTTGATTCTACACCATTGTTAATATAATACGCCTTATCTTTTTCTCTATCAGACCATTGATATCCGTTACTTTTATAAACCGTCCAATCTCTCCATTGCTTCCCATAAATCGGACCTAAATCACCCCACTTTTTAGCGAACTCATCATCTGTTTTTATTTTGTTGATGAATTCTTCTTGTGTGAGTGGTCTACCACTTTCGTGTAAATCGTTTTTATTTGCTTTCATTTTCTATATTTTTATATTTCCATTTATAGCCTAATGCCGTTTCACCTTTTCCTTTACAACAATTAGTTATTGTACTAGCACTATATTTTTTAACGTTAAGGTATTTAACCGCATCTGTAGCTGATTTGTGTTCCATTATAAAATTCCCATCCAAATCAAATTGTAAAACAGGTTTTTTATTTTTTTCATGCGTATCATTTAAAAATTTAGAATAATCTGTTTTTCTATTTTTTATAGATTTTTTCCACGATTCCCAATCAGTATTTTCTTTAGCCTTTCTCGCCCTATCTTTAAAGTCAACCTTACTAATCCTTTCTCTTAAAATTTTCTTTCTCTCTTCTTCTGTTACTTCATTTAACCACATATTCAAATGTTTACTTCTACTTGGATTGTGAAAAACAGGATTTGAAAAATCTATAAATTTACTTGTGTTTCCACCATCCCCTGTTTCTTCCCTTAAATTTGCCCATTCTTTTGATTCAACTACATTGTATAAATTACTTAATTCTATACCTTTTTTAATTAATTTATCAACATCGTTTGTTTCAAAAACAATTTCAGTTTTAATATCATCGATAGTCAAACTATGTTTTTTAATATGCCGTTTCCAAATTTTACCACTACCTAAATAAGTAATCGGATTTTTTGTTGTTTTACCAAGATACTTTAATCCCAAAGGGCTTGTCTTAATATACAAATAATATTTTGTTTCCATATTCTCTTTTAATATAAATATGGTGATGGGTATAAAAATTACTTATTTTCCTCATCTTTTTTTAATTTTTCACATTCTTTGAGGTACGCTTGGTACGCGTCTCCTGTCCAGATATTACAATCGTTTTCCAAGAGATACTCTATTGATGTATCCCCTCTTAAGAACCACAACAATTCTGTAACAACTCCTTTGAAATACATTTTCTTTGTTGTGAGTAAAGGAAAGCCATCACTCATCTTATGACGTATCTGTCTTCCAAATACTGATATTGTTCCAGTTCCTGTTCTGTCGGACTTGGTTACTCCATTATCTAAGATGTCTTGAAGTAGGTCTGTGTATTGTTTATCTAGGTTGTTCATTTTAAATTACAATTGCTCTAATAGTTGGTAATGATTTACTGTAAATGTACACTTTTTTATCTTTATATGACTCTAAAAATTGCATTAAACCAGAATTGTAGCTTTCTACAAAATAAGGTTTATCATTAATCCTATGAGTTACATCATCAATCAATTCAAAGTTATACTTTTCTTTTAATTTTTCAACCTTACTCACATCATACATTTCATATGGGTTGTGATGAGTATGTTCTTTAAGAAACCCATTAGATAAATGTATGGTCCATTCAAGCAATCTTTCTTGTTCTAATTCTTTTCGTTTATTACATTCTTCAATACTTCTATGTGAAGATGCTTCATTCCATCCATAACCCATAGCACTTGCTATAAGAAACATTACATCACTTTTTGATAGTGTGATTAGTTCTTTATCTAGTTTGTTCATATTCTTTAATATAATCTTTTATTTTATTTACTAATTCTTCAGATGGTTCAAAATGCCAATAACCAGAAGCATCTGGGATATCACTTTCTCTATATTCATAGAAATAATAAGTGTCTGTATCATACTCTTTGTTTGGGTGTTTTACAATATGAACAACTTCATATTTCTTATCACCATCTTCAATAAAATAAGTTCTTTTATCGTATGTGATTTTCATTGTTTATATAGGTTGTTCATAACCCAATTTCTTTTAATTGTTTTGGCGTTAGTGGTTTAATTGGTTCAGACTCTACTGGTTTAGTAAATGTTCTTTTAAGTGGTTCTTTCTTAAAAGAGTATCCGGTAATGTCTACATAGCGTAATAATTCTTTATCACCTTCTATTGTGATGCCAGGTACTTTACCACCAATTTTAATCATTGCGATTTTGTATCCCATCTTGTGAGATATCCATTTAATTAATTTTATCATTTATTATAGCTTTTAATCGTTTAATTTCAGCGATTACATCATCACCTAATTCAATTTTAGACATCATTGATAAGTCTGCTACTTGATTCATTAGCACTTCAATTAGTGAGTCTTTTGCTTCTTCTTTAGTCATAACTTTCTATTGTTTTATCGTTGTATGTTATTGTGATTAGTCGGGTTGGGATATCTCTTGTTGTTAATTTAGCGTCAATAAAATCATCAAATGGTGGTTCATATTTACCTTTAGTACCGCCAGTATATTCCTTACAATATAAATCAATTCTTTCATCCCTACTCAACTCTCGTTCTTCAATCTTTAATCCCCACCTTTCAGAGAACTCCGTATCAAAAGTACACAAATCAATAAACATTTCTTTATTGGGTTTACGATATGTTGATTTACCATCTATTCGTGCAACTAAAAGACACATTCCTATTGAATTATCTTTTTCGTATTCCTTCGAATAATTCTGATAAACCTCATCCAATAATTCTTGTTGTTCTTTATTCATAACTTTCTATGATGATAGTTTTTTTCACTTTTATAAGTTTTGCCTCGTTTAATCCCATTGGGTAAGGTGAAGCCACTTTACTTGGGTTATCTAAATTAAGATTCCATAGTATTGCTTTAGTTGGGTCGTCGTGCCATTCTCTTTCGTGTATGTCTTCATTATTACCATGACCAAAGTATTTTCCATCCTTGGTTATTAACTGACCATATCCTTCTAATCTTCCAATTTCTTTATTCATAACTTTCTATTTTTTAATTGGGTCAATACTTATTGGGAGACCGGATTCTGGGTTTGACAAACATACATTATGCCATCCAAGGCTTAGTCCATGATAAAAATATATTTGTCTAATAGTTGTAGTTTCTAACCAATACCACCCACCATCAAATCTTTTAGGTAACCATAAAAACTTGGTTTTATATCTATAGTCACCATCCTTTGGTCTATTAATTTTCATAACTTTCTATTGTTTTATCTTTATGTGTTATTGTGATTAGTCGGGTTGGGACTTTATTACTATCCAGTAATCGTTCATCTATTAGTCTTCCATTTTGTGGTTTACCATATAAATAAGGAGATGAATTTTTTAAATCACTTCTTTCTTCCAAACTCAACTCTCGTTCTTCAATCTTTAATCCCCACTTTTCAGAGAACTCTGTATCTGTTTTACATTTGTTGATGAATTCTTCTAGTGTATGTGGTTTATACCCGTATTGGAATGATGGATTTGTAAAATGTTCATAGTAACCATCAAATTCGACTAAACAATTGTCTAAATACCCTTCTATCCTATCTAAACCATCATTTACTCCCATAACAGTATATTCAAGATACTTGTTATAAAGACTTTCCAATAATTCTTCTTTATTCATGATTTATTTCAATTTCAATTAATTTCCAATCTGAAGGGACATGGTCTTTCCAAGAAAAATTATCTTCGGTATTTTCAAAGATATAATTTCCAAAATAGTTATCCAAACCTTCAATTGTTGTTTCAATACCATAAAGAGTTGGCATTGTGCTTGTAGCAACAAAAATTTCATCAAAAATATTTGTATCTATGATACCATATTCTCCTGTTGAAGTGATTAATGTTTTAAATTTTCTTGTCATATTATGTTAAATAAATGTTATATTCTCTTCCTGTATATTCTGAAATCACTTCACTCAAATTAGAGTCTTTGTAGATTTCAGGTTTATTAATAATTTTAACACCAATAAAAATTGAAGGTGTGTCTTCAACCCAATTAAAATTTTCATCCATAAATTGTCGATGTAAAATTTCATAATGGTCTATCTCATACTCCAATTCAGGAAATAATATTTTTATTATTTTTTCCGAATACTCCCTTTTCATTTTTCATTCTCGAAAGTTTTTATTGTTAAAATAATCGTATCACCAACTTTATAAGTTTTTATATTTCTTATGTGAAAGTTGAAGTTACAATCTGTATGATAAACATAAATTTTATCAAAATCCAATGTTGATTTAGTTTCTTTGAGATAAACACTATCAATAACACATTGTTTTTGAATGTCATTTTTATTAACCATTGGTTTACATCCAATTAAAATTAAAAAAAGTAGGGTGATTAAACTTCTTATCATAATGACAAATATAGGAAATTTATTTACATAAACAAAATTCATATTTATAGTTATCTAAAATAAAAAAATATGAAAAAATACCTTACATTAAAAAACTTAGGTTGGTTACTAACCGCTATCACAGTATTCATGGTAGGAATGAGTGGATTTTCTAAACTATTTGCAACTGAGGAAATGGTTAAGAATTTTGAATTTATGAAATTAACCCCTTACATGGCACTTTTAGGTGTTGTTGAATTATTGGGAATTGGTTTATTGGTTCTTCCAAAAACTTCCATCTATGGAGCGGTGTTAATTGGTTCTTACATGAGTGGAGCAGTTGCGGTTCATCTATCATTGATGGGCGGTACTGGTTTATTCATACCAATCTTACTTGGTGTGTTATCATGGTCTTCTTATTGTTTAAGAACCCATAAACTACCTTCTTTAACTAATTAAAAAATTAAAACCCCTCAAAATTGAGGGTTTTTTTATGCTTTAACATATTTATAAAGAAAATATAATCATGAAATATATTATAACTGAATCACAACTAAAAAAAATAACTAACTTAGTTCTAAAAGAACAAGGTAATCAAGTTCAAAAAGCACCAACACAAACAACAGGTGTTGTTATTAACAACGTAACTTATAGATTACCAAAAATTAAAAATGAACAAGATTTAAACGCTTTTACCGCAGGAGTTGCTCTTGAACAATTACCAAGTATTGTTGGTCAAGGTAGAACTTATCTTTATCCATTATCTCCAAAAACAGAAGGTCAAACTCCTGAACAAATGATGGGTATTAGATTATTAAGAAGTTTACCTGAGTTTTTAAGAGTTCACGCTATAACAGGAAAATCACAACCAATGGATTTGGCAACTTTGAAGAAAACAATTGATTCTCTATCTACTAATCCAACAATCAAACCTTATTTAACTTACTCTCCGTCATTTTTGACTACATTGATGACACCAACAAGTGAAATTGCTGGAGATTCCAAAAATATTCAAACCTACTATCAAAACCTACTCAAACAAAGAATGGGATAATAAAAAAAGGGGTTTTAAACCCCTTTTTTTATTTTACAGTAACTTTTACATTTCTATCGTAGTTAGCAGCACTTAACTTATCTTTGGTTGATAATGCGTATTGTGTTATCGAAGAATAAGTACCATCCTCATTTTCACAAATCAAAACTTTTTGATTTTGGTAATAACCATCCACTTCAAATTCAATAAAATAACTTGTTTTAGTAGTTTTAAAATTCTTGAGTTTGAGAACATGCTCAACTCTTTTTTCGGGTACATAATAATATGTTACAGTTTTAGACACTAAATTAATTATAACATCACAGTCTGTTTTCCAAACATACTCATCTTTTAAAAGATTTTGGTCTTTTGCAATTTTAAAATCCATACCCAAAGCCCAACTAAGAACTTGTAAAGTATCCTCGTGGTAAGTTAAACTTTTAATAGGTTTTTGTCCTAAAACAAGAGTTGTTAAAACAACTAAAACGAATGTTATTGATATCTTTTTCATACTGTAAAGATATGAAATGAAATTATACTAACAAATTTTTTTTAAACTAATTTGAAAGACATTGTGCCTTCCCAATCTCTATACATGGAATCAATACTTAGATATTCTCTAACTTCGTGAGACGAATCCCTTAAAGTTTGAAAAAAATCTTCCCCGTACGCAATTTTAGACATTTCATTTGTGCCATCTTCATTAATATCAAATCCCGCATCAATCCAAGGTTGTTTGTCAATATAAAACTTAATGTCTAAATGGATAATATAATTAGTATAAGAAAAACCTCCTCCCCACTCATGTTCGTCTTTAGCCGTAAAACAACTTAGTACCTCTAAGCCTTTTACATATTTTATTTTGTTAGGTAAAAGTTTTTCTAAAACTTTCTGAGCCGCTTTTGTATAGTCTTTTTTATCTGTATAATTTTTTTCTTCAGATTCAAGAATTATTGAGATGAGTTCCTTTTTTTTTACTTCAAGTAACGTCTCATCTTGTACACTTTCAAACTCCATTTTTCTTTTGTTTTTGATTTTAACTTTCATTAAACCAACAACGGTATCGATTTTTTTAAACTCAGGAGTGTCGGGAGATAAATTATTATCTCTTATAAATTCATTTACAAGACGAATATTATTATTTAACTCTTCTTTGTTCTTAGAGTCAATAATAATATTGAGTAATTGTGTATATCGCTTTCTATCCATTTAATTTTTTTGAACAAAGTTTTGAACGTTTAAACTTATTGGATGTTTGTTTTCAGGAAACCTTTCTGTTGACCATAACATTTGAAAATCTTCAGGTAAACTTTTATATATAAGTTCCAAATATTCTTTTAGGTCTTGAGCTCTAGACCACCAACGATGAATGTATTCTTTATATTCAGGAGTATCATATGTGTAATTACCTTCAAAAAATGTACCTATAAAAGAACTTTTAAAATAATCAGGATTTTTTAACAACTTTTCTTCATAATATGGTTGCAATTCAACACCGTAATATTCACCAATTTTTTTGTAGTCAACTATTAAATGAATAAACAAGTTTGAATTATATTTTTGATAATCATGACTAAATTTCCAACCTTCCACAAAAGGAAATTTTTTTGATAAGGCCTTTATAGCCAAATCAACACCTCTTAGTTGTTTTTTAGTTATATCTTCAAATGCCATAACAATAAATATAATGTGTTATGAAACATTTGATATTTAACTCATCAAAATTTTGATTTTGTTCATTACGATAACTTGTTGTCTTTCGAGTTCTCTTATCTGTCTAATCTGTTCTTGATTTAGGTCAATGTTTTGACCTTTAATTTCATTGATTCTGTTGTGTAAACGTGTATGTTCGTTTAATAGGTTTCCGTAGATTCCCGCTTTTTGTTCTTCTGTCATATTATTAAATTTAATTGTTTAAAACACAGTGTCAATAAGTAAATCAGGATATCTTTCTTTGAAGTACTCATTAATTATTTTATGAAGAGTTTCTTTATCTTCTATTAAATCGAAAAGTTGTAAAAAGGTGTAAAAAGTAGGTCCGTCGTAATAAAGAGTATTATGTTCTTTAACATATAAAAATAAGTCTTTTTTATTTTTTCCATTAAATTGGATACGCTCATTAGTTTCATGAGTTTTCATTTTCAAATTATCCAAATACTTGAACATATATTTTTTTATTGCGTCGTAATAGGTCATAAATTATGCTGTGAATTTTACGTTTACTTCAAATTTATCTTCAAACCACTTGGATATATAATCGTCGGTTTCTTCTTTAGAAGTACCAAAAAAAGTAATGAATTTTTGTCTTACATCACGGTTGATAAATAATCTTCCATCAAAAAAATCATATTCAAAATGAGGCTCTGACGAAAAATAATCATCATCATCCATATTAGGTATTAATAAAAAACTATCAAACCTTCTTTCACCACTTCCAAGATAATCATTCAAAAATTTATTTTTGAACAAATTAAGTTTACTTTCTGTAATTATAAATTTCATATATTGATAAATATGAAATTATGAAGAAAAATTATAATCCTTTAGTATAATCATCAATACCTTCAATTACAATACCTAATTTACTATAAACTTGGAAATTATACATGCCCGTATTTTTTGTTCTTTGTGACACTAATGTGTGTTCGTCTTTTGTTATTACAATTGTGGAAGAATACTTTCTTATCATTTCAACAAATTTTTCCAAACTCATGTTAGGATTATTAACCAAAGATTCCATTACCAATCTCATTGATAATTTCCTTTGTATGAAATGGTCATCTGTTGTGTTCTCAGGAGCTTTCTTAGCCGATTCCGATATCAACCCTGTTTTAAAATAAGAAACGTTTGTAATGTCCCATAATGGGTTTCTATTACGTGAACAAAATAACTCCAAAAGGTTTTGGTTGTTTTTTACTTCAAGATATCTTGGTACAAGACATTTAAAGTCTTTTAAAGTTTCGTTAATTTGTAATAGTTTTTTTTCGGATAAACTCATGGGTCAAATATAATAGAAATGTTTTGTATTCTCAAAACTATTCATCACATTCTTTTTCGTCCCATTCTTTTGTTAGATATTTTTTATATCTGTTGTATATATAATCCGTAATTATTTTTTCAAACTCTTCACTTCTTGGTTGGTCAAGTTCGTCATAGGAATATATAAATGTCAAAGCACTATTTTCTGACATTTCTCTTATGAAAGATTCTAAATTTTTATAATCACACACATTAAAATGCCAAAGCCCTTCTTCAATTATTTCATGGATATGTTCTTTTAAATCTTGAATTCTTCTTTTGAAGAATGTAATTTTGTCTTTTTTATTATCAAATTCTTCTTTTAATAAAGACTTATATTGTTTTTTACTAACAATTATATCCATAGTGAATTACTTTTCGATAATCGAATCTACAAATATTTTTACCGTGGGTAAAATTTGTGACACTCTGTAGTTTATTTCAGACATAATATTCTCAAACTCTTCTCTATTTGAATTTGTATGAATATTAACATAAACAATTAAACCCGTATAGGGAACAACTCTATCTATTTTTATTTCGTTAATAGAATCAATTTCATCCAAATCATCCATTTCCCCCAAACCCCAATCTTCCGACTCATCTTTTATTTGTTCCAAAGAAGTATCAATCAAACTTTGAATGTGTTTAGTTATTTGGTCTAATTGTTTTTTATTTAATTCGTATTTCATATATTAAAACATTCCAGCAGCAGTTACCGTTTTTACTTTATATTCAGGAAAATATTCTTCAAACAAGTCTGATATAAGATGTTGCCCATGTCTAGCCCAAAGATACGAAGGTAAAACATCAGACATGTAATCTGCAATATCTCTATTATAATATAATTCTTGAGTTTTTTTATTATATGTTATTATTCTTTTTTCTTCAGTATCGTAAAGACGAATAAAATCATCATCCTCAAAATATGATTCTATCATATTTTCTACAGGTTTTGATATTTTATTTTTTATACGATTATACTCTTTTTCATATTTTTGGTCTCTCCAAGTTCTATCAAGTTCGGTAATATTTTTTTTATTTTCATTTAAATTTTTTTGTTGTTCAAACCACCATTTTGTTTGTTCATAATTTTCCGCAGTTTGAACTGACGCATAGATATTATCGACATAGTCCCCAAAAGCAGATTTTAGTGTGGTTTTAATTTCTTTATTAATAACATGAAAGATGTCAGCGTCTTTCTGACTAAATGGTTTTTTTGTTAATATTATTGCGGAAACTTGAAGTCCGTATTTTGTTGGATACACGTTCGCTTTGAACCCATAATAATTCTCAGATAACTCATGTTTTGTTAGTTCCGAGTTGGCCAATTTTTCTATAACTTTTTCTAATCTTTCGTAATTCATAACTGACCGTAATCTAAATATATATTTCTAATTTTTCCCTCATTAAACCTTACGTTAAGACCTGTAATATCTCTAACTCTTTGTTGTACATCCCACATTATATCGTCTAAATGAATTCCTGATACAGAATCAAAATTAATATCAATAGTCACATCATACTTACTATCTTTTTTTTCAATGTTGGAAATTCTCATATGTAAAACTTGTTCAATATCGTCCCAAGTATCTGATGAAATATCTTCAGGAATATTTCTCCAATCTTCTTCTTTCAAATCTTTCAATGTATTAATAACCGAATTAATAACTTTTTGAATTATTTGAGACATTTTATTTTCAGTTATTACAAATTTCATATTTTTTATTTAGTGTTTGGAAGATAAAGAGTACTTCTATGATAATCTGATGGAGACCAAGCCTCCAATTCTTCTATTCCTGTCACATCTTCAATCCAAGAACGAATTATTTCTACCGCAAAACCACGGTCAATAGAAAAAAAGTTTCTAAGTTCATTTGTAAGTTCGAAATTAAGTTCTAAAAATTTAATGTCAGCGTCAACCACAATATCAGCTAAAAATTCACCTTCTTTATAAAAATATATAAGAGCATCACGGACGTTAATTTGTTTGTAGTTTTTACTATCGAGATAATGTTTGATAACATCAATAATTTTATTTTCTGTTATAATAAATTTCATATTAAATAAATATGGCTCCAACACACTTAGTTTTTAATAAACTTTTTGAAACCTTCAATATCATTTTTAATACCTAATATATGGATTTGCTTTGGTTCAAATAAAATATAGTATGAGTTATTACCTGGTTCATCAGTCTTAATAGAATCAAATCCAACTTTTTTAATTTCATCTTGAAATTCTTCTTTTGCCGCTTCCGCAAAATAGAATTTATTAGTTTTTCTCCATTTTTCAAGTATTTTAGTAAAAAAATCATTACGTTGTCCGTTTTTTTTATAATAATCAAATGGTGATTTTGTGTTTATAATTAGTGATAAAATAGTTGAGCCAAAGTTGCTAGTAAATTCCCGGTTTGTTTGAACATAAATACCTGAACCATATACACCTTCACGGCTTGGTCTTAGTTCACCACCTTCAATCTCTTTAGCATTAGTACTATGATAAACAATATCCTTTACTTGACTGTCAGGAAATATAGTATCAAGATATTGTGAATACTCTTCTTGTGTGCCAATAGTTGATAACTCGGGATGTTGTTGATATATGTAATTTACCCCTGATTTGATGTTAAGATTGTCAGTATCGCTATCAAATTGTCTAACTTTATCAATCATCTTTCTTATATCTTCACTCATAGTTTTACAAAATTATCTTTTTTTACGTTGAAATAACTTGGAAAACGTTGTATATATGGAGTTTGGGAATAACCTGAAGTTTCAAATCCTATTTTTGATTCGACCCATTCTAAAAAAAACAAATCAGATTCTGGAGATTCCATCGAAAACATTTTATTTATCTCTTTAAACCCATGAGTACTTATTTTATAATTACCATCCAATACGGTTGCAATAACTTGGTCAGTATCTTTATACACAACCCAATAGTCTCCATAATATTCTAAGATTTCAAAAACGGAATCTAAGTATTTAAACAAAACCTTTTCAAGTTTTGATTCTGTTATAATGAATTTCATACAATAATAAATACTACACTATCTTGAATTGAACTGAATAAGTATTAGTCGTCGCATTACTTCCATAGAGGGAATAAAACAACATCTGAGACAATTTAATGAATTCTTCAATTTTAAATTGAATCTTTTTTGAGGCGAGATTAAATGCGTAAGTTGGTATTAAACCATTTCTAACATAATTTCTTATTTCACTTGGAGATACAATGTTACCTGAATAATTCATATTAACATTATCAATAATAAATTGTTTTGACACAACAATATAACAGCCAATTTCAAACATGAAGTCTGTTGATTTTAATTCATAAACGTCAACATCAATAACGAATGGAAAATTTTTATTTAAAGATTTGGTTAATAACTTTCCAAATTCTTCTTTTTCTTTTTTATTTGTATAAACCATATACATAAATCATTTTTTATTTGCGATAAATATAAATGAAAATTGTTTTTACACTTGGTAACCTTTTTGTAATTTTTTTGTTAATTCCCAATCAGATAACATTTCGTTTAAAAAAGATATCATGTAATTTATTGCCGGCATATAAATTTTACCAAAAGAATTATTTATAATGTATTTTTTTAGTTCGGAAAGTTTGTTCGATACGTCATAAAGAAAATTATCTAATGATGTATTAACGGTAATTCTTGCCAATGCCAATAATATAGAATATTTCCATTTTGTTTTGGATAATAAAAAAACTGTTTTATCGTAAAGACCTAATTTTTTCGCAATAACTAATAATTCTTTAGGTGTTTGTTTGATTGTTTGTCTTATTCCTTGTCTTGCAATAATGTTTAAAGAATTTCCACCAATAGGAATAAATGTAGAACCAAAAGTTATGATTGCCATAACCCCATTTTCAATTTTTGAATCTTCGTTGTTATTTAAAAAAAATCTACCAAGGTAAGTTAAAGCGTGTGTAATATCTATACCTGCAGAAACTAAATTTCCTATTCCAGGAATCCCATCGAATAATATCGAAACAATGTCCACTAATGTATCGGGATTTAAATTTGCAATATTTTTAATCGTTTCAGATTGTTTTTTTAATGCAGGTTCTAAAGTTTTTGGGTCGTCTTTTCTATATCCAAATTTTTCTGGTTGGAATGGCATTAGATTGTCAGATTTTTGTTCTAACAACATTTTAAATTGTGATTCTGTTATAATGAATTTCATAAATTAAGGGAATATAAAATCTGATACATAAATATAATTGGGTTTAGTTCTAAATCCTTTAATATCTTCATCAATCCTGCTCTTCGCCCAGTTTAAAATGTGGGAATAAGCCTGAATATGACCTATAGAAAATATATTAGAAACATCTTGTATGATATGACCAGTTACGTAATTATCACCACCTTTAGAATATTTAATTACTCCGTCTTTAGTTCCTTTATACACATAATAAATTTCACCATAAAAATCAATTTTATGTAATAAGGAGTCTATATAAGAAAATATTACATTTTCAAGTTTTGATTCTGTTATAATAAATTTCATATCGATAAATACATTAACACCTACGATTATAATAAGATTCGGTTATATCAACATAAAACATTTCAATTAACTCTTCCCTAATTCCATTATAATCAAATCCTTCAATGTCGTAAAAATGGGGATGTAATTCATCCATCATATACATCACAAATCTTGTTTCGTATCCATCATAAGAATTAAATTTACAGGGGTTAATATAATTAACCGTCTCTTTAAAGGCTTCACTAACCAAGTCATATCTTCTTAATAACCATAATCTATTATTTTGTGATTCTGTTATAATGAATTTCATATAAGATAAATAGTGTATAAAACAAAAAACCCCACCTGTATTAGAGATGGGGTTAGAATTTAAAAGAGGGGGTATATTAGTTAAATGTTTTACAAGGGGATTCTATATAAGAACCTATTTCAGGATTCGAAAGATTAACCATTACTTGGTTACTACGAATCTCCCCGATTTTATTATATGGTACGGTTACACAAAAATTATTTAAGTTAGTTTCTTTCTCGCCTTTTTTCCATACATCAGTTGGTGTGTAGTATCCGTAATCAATTTTAAATGTTACACTATTATTAGATAATCTCTCAACTTTAGGACTTCTAAATACAAAGTCATTATAGAGTTGAACTCCACCACCTGAACCTGCGGTACGATATGATTTGGCCATAATATATCCACGATTGTGAACCTCATCAAATTTTTGACCTACCTTAAAATTATTTTGACCCACCCCTTCAGATAGTATTCGGTTAACTAATTTAATTAAATCTGACTCAGTTAGTCTTATTACTTTTTTCATAATGTTTTTGATTTATATATAAATATATTGTTATCTCTGAAAAAAAGGGGGCGGGGGGATTGAATTACGAACGAAGTGAGTTTGGACGATTCGGTCGGTATTATTAATTGTTTATCTTATTAATTTTTAGATGGGGAAACTTTTCTTTCAAATAAATTAATAACCACTCATCGGCGTTTTTACCGAATAGATTAGATACCATATCATCCACATAATACCCTGCATATGTAAACCCACCTTTATGTTTGTAACCAATAACTCTATCAATCGCTCCACCACTATAAAACTCCCTTGTTTCAGGATTATAAGATAATTTTAAAATAGAGTCCATTATTCCAATTATTTTATTTTCTCTGATAATAAATTTCATATTCTTTCTTCAATAAGGTCAACAGGTAGTTTATAGACGGACTCAAACCATTCTTTAAGGAGGGATAAATATTTACGACCAAACATATTTTCAATATCTGATGGGAACTCACTTTTTACGATAAGTAAACGTAGTTCATTACCATCATCATCTTCTTCGACTAAGTAATGGAATATTGAATAATAATTCCCTAATTCGTCATAATAGGCGATATAATACCCATAATCGGTTTCTTTACGATTTTGTGTTAATGATAATAATTCAGGATGTGTTTTCTCAATATATTTAGAGAAAACGTAAAACATTTTTGATTCCGTTATAATGAATTTCATATAAGATAAATATATAATTTTTCTTTATCCATTTTTTATATGTTACTTGTCAATAATGGTTGTACTAATTTTTAATCCCGACCTTTCTTCAAACCAATCATTAAAAACGGGTATCCAATAATCACCAAAAAGTGCCGTTAACTTATTAGATAACCATTCGGATATTTCCAAGACATTTTTATCATTGGCGTACTCTCCATAGAACGTATACGCTTCCTCATCATCAATGGGGAATGTATAACTATTATATTTTCTAATCTCGTCCCTATAGAAATCATATAAATCAGGACCCCAATTATAATCGGGGTATACATTATCATTCAAGTAGTTAAGAATGATTTGGTTTATCTTTGATTTGGTGACAAGATATCTCATATAATGATAAATATACATAAAACAAAAAACTCCCCCAATCAAATGAAAGGGGAGACCATAAATTTATTTTTCGTCAGAAAAATCAATATAAACATTAATTGTGTTTTCAACGCCAATTGATTTAATT